TACGGCTACGGCGACGGCTACGGCTCCGGCGACGGCTCCGGCGAGGGCTACGGCGACGGCGACGGCTCCGGCGACGGCGACGGCTCCGGCGACGGCTAATAGCAAACAAATACGGAATCCAATATGACAGACCAAAGAACAGAAATTGCTGAGATACAGGCAAGCAACCTGCCGGCAGGCTCCCCATTCGACAATGAACACAGCTTTGAGCTCGCGCAGCGCATGGCAAAAGCCCTGTGCAATTCGCGCCTGGTGCCAAAAGCATTTCAGGGTGATATTGCCGACTGCATGATTGCGCTCGAAATCGCACACCGGCTTAATGTCTCGGCCATGTCTGTACTGCAGAATTTGCACATCATCGAGGGCAAGCCGTCGTTTTCTGCAAAGTTCATGATATCTGCTTTTAATGCCTCGCCCGACTATGGCCCGATGCGCTATGAGTGGAAGGGTAAGGAAGGTTCAGACGAACGCGGCTGCAGGGCCGTCGTGCTTGAAAATTCAACCGAGGAATTTCTGACCGGTCCGTGGATCGATATCGCGATGGCAAAGGCAGAAGGGTGGTACGGCAAACGCGGCAGCAAATGGCAAACGATACCCGAGAAAATGCTCATGTACCGCGCAGCCGCCTGGTTCATCGACGTACACGCACCCGAGCTGATGCTGGCGGCGCCCTCGATGGGCGGCGAGATAATCGATGTTGATCCCGTCGTTATTAAAGATCCAGGCAACGCCCTGTCTGAGACGATGGCCGAGGCCACGCGCAGGCGGCAGGCAGGCGAACCGCTGGGCGAGGTCGTGCTTGAGTCCGAGCATAAGCCGCGAGAAAACCCTGATCATTACTAATGCGCCGCATAACTGTCAACGAATACCGCCGCCTCGCCTTCGAGGGCAAACCGCCATGCGCGAACACCATCAAACGCTGGATTGACCGGGGTATTATCTCGGGTGAGAAAATTGGCGGGCTGTATTTTGTGCATGTGGGTGCGCCGGATCGGCCTGATAATCCCTTGATCGACAGAATGGTAAGGGGTTAATCTGAAATGATGCCACCCCGCCGAAGCCGCAAAAACCTCGATCTGCCGAAAAACCTGTACACCAACGGGAAGTATTTCTATTACAAAAACCCGGCCACGGGGAAAAAGATCAGCCTTAATTGCAGCCGTTCCGAGGCTATTGGGCTGGCAATAGAGGCGAATCAGGCCATTAAGCAGGCGCCGCGGCTGATCCTGCGCGATGACAACATCCCGGCCCTGCTGGAGCGGTTCGAGCGCGAATATGTGACCGAGAAGGCATACGCTGCGTCCACCCTGGCCGAGATCCGCATCAAATTGAAAGCCTACCGGGCCGAGTTCGGCGGCAACCTTCGCGAGCTGGACGTGAAAACGTTCGCGGCCTGGCTCGACAAGCACGAACGCGCCGCCTATATCAAACACCGGGCATTGTGGTGCAATATCTACCGCTTTGCGATATCCAAGGGGCTGACACAATTCAACGCAGCCGAGGCCACGCTGCCGAAACGCCAGGCACCCCGGCGCCGGGATCGCTTGAGCCTTGACGGCTATAAAAAGATTTATGACAAGGCGGCGCCCTGGTTCCAGATTGCCATGGATGCGGCCCTGTACACCCTGCAGCGCCGTGGCGACCTGGTGCGCATCAGGCTCGACGATTTTCAGGACGATACGCTGCCGATCATCCAGCAGAAAACAGAAACAGCCCTGCGGATCAAGGCGAACGACGGTCTGCGCGGTGTATTCAGGCGTTCACAGTGGTCGGGCATAACATCGCCCTACCTGATACACAAAAAGCCGCTGCGCGTATCAGAGGCAGTCAGGCGGCGCAGAGAGCACCACACCCAGGTCACGCCCGAAATGCTGTCACGGGAATTTGCGCGGTTGCGCAAGGGTATGGATACGACGGCCACATTTCACGAAATCCGCTCCCTTGGCGGGCGCTTGCTGATCGAGCAGGGTTATTCGCAGGGGTTTGTTCAAGTGTTGATGGGGCATGCTTCCGAGGCAATGACAGAACATTATCTTGAGGATGGGAAAATCGAGTGGGTGCAGGCTGAGGCGGGGCTGAAATTATGAGTCAAAAACAATGGGGCCACGGATACCACAAAGGCAAAAAAGCCGGTGCGCAGGACGGTAGATCAGAGATGTGGATTGGCGAGCTGGAAATTGACTTGTCTGAAATTGACTGGGTTATCGCAGAGCTTGCTGGTTATTTTAATCCCGAAACCGATAAAGCAGATATCGAGCCGCGCGCAATCGCAAGAGCAATGACTTACCTGGTTGAATATAAATTAATCAAAAAGTCGCGCCTTGATCGCGAACGAGAAAAGCACATTGCCGAATAGTTTACAAAATCTTTACCAAATGTTTACAAAATGGAATTTTAAGGAATGACGCAAAGCGTTGATTTAATTGGTAGGCGCGAGTGGATTCGAACCACCGACCCCCACCATGTCAATTCTGTGCGCTTATAAGATCAATCGATTGATCTTACAGGGAAAAACTGAAAATACAACACTGTCATATTCGTCAGAATCAAAATAATTAATCAGATAGTTACACGGCAGTTTACAAAAAGACGCACCGCAGCAGCAGTGGAGGGGATGAAGTGAGATTATTTAGGAGCCTTGACCAATGAAGTTACTTTTTCCGCAGAACGACCTACAACATAACCTCCTAGCCCTATCTGAAGCAGAGTCCATGCTTGAGGATTTAACGGGTTTGAAAGCAATGAAAAGCTATCAGCAACAACTAGAGCAAGAAAGGTCAGCATTGTTATCGGCCTCCAGTTCCTTGCAATCCATGATTGACTCTGAGCTTCAGCGGTTATTATCGTTTTCTTTGCGTCAAGCAAAGTAGTCTCATATTCTTCCGCCTTGTTAAATGCCTCTACCTGGAGTTCAAACATGGCCTGCTTGGCCTGGAGCCTTTCTTCGTCCGACGTATGAATATTGTCGATTAGATCGGCTGCGGGCTTGAAAATACTCGATACTAATTTAAACCAACTCATAATTTCACCGTATTTATATTTTAAGGTAGTCTCCGGTAGAGTTCCTGGATTTGCGCCTCGTGCCTTTCCATGGTGCCTTCATTATTCGACCGCACGTCACTTCCCCAGCGGATATGCTCGTTGTATGCTTTAATGTGATCGGCAAGGGCTGCACGTAACTCGGTGTCGTTTTGCCTGATTTCATCGATCTGTCGCTGTAGTTCGTCTCTACCGGCGTCCCAGTCGCTTGCAGTAAAGGCGTCTGGCCTAGCACCTGGGACCACCATGCTAATAACCCCAGGGCCGCCAATAATACCAAGAACCACCAAAAGTACGATTCTATCAGTGATATTTTCGAGCGAAAATGTAAATTCACGTTTTTTAGACTCCATTTCATTTCTCTTTCACCGGCCTTAATCCAAGTTGACGTTCAAGTATCCTGATTTCTTTAATCGCGGGTATATAATCGATTAAAGCACCAAAAGCTGCACCGAACCAGGCAATAAAACTGATCGGGTATGTGTCACGAATGAAACCGATTAATCCGCAGTCACATTCCATTTCTGCCTCACCAGGTCTTTCAGGTGGTCGATTGTTCTCGATGTGCCTCTGTGCATCAGGTAATAACCCACACCAACAGAGATTGCGAACTCAATTCCTATCACCGCCGCTTTCAGGATTTGCGTCCAGGTTCCGAGTTGATCCCACATCAACGCCACCGTTGCATTATTTCTGCGTGTTCGTCAGTGAAGAATTGATGCGGGTAAATACCATATCCGTCGTATGCCTCTAAAGCACCGATAACCGATTCAAATTCCTCAGCAGTCATTGACTCGCTTGGCTTTTTATAACACCCGCCTAACGTATAACAGCGCCCAAGTTCCTTAGCGCCTCTCGTCCGATTGTGTATATCGCTCCACTTATCATGGCCCGGATAAACATAATTCATGTCAAAAGCCCAATCAATCGAGCCTTCGCGGAACCACCGTTCTACATCGATACCCCATGCTAAATACTGTGGATTCAATATTGGGAATGTTGGAAAAGTGCATACTGACAGCTCGACAGACGTGGCCTTCCTGATCTGGTGAAGCAGTAGCGCCATTGCATTTCTATAAGTAAAATCCTCGTCATAACCAGCTACACCTGAGCGAACATAATCCAGTTGTATCGGCCTGCCATAGCGTTGTTCGATCTCAGCAACGCTATTAACCATGTGTGCCCGATGCGAGGGGTCAAGAATATCGAAAAACTGAGGCGGTGTTACATAGGGGTTATCGTCTGGGTGTGCGTAGTGGGCAAAACAAAGATTAACCGCTAGATGTGATTTAACACCCTTGTTGTCAAGTTCCTGTAGTATCTCCGGCACATCATCATCAAACCACCTCGAAGCTTTGCGACATAAAATAACCGCATCGCTAAAAACATCAACCCTTTCAAGAAACGACAGGTCTGATCTGTCAGTCTCTATCCAGATGGTTTTCATCGCAGCGTCTTGAGGATAGTCAATCCTATTTCGCGCCCTTGCCTATAACAGCCTTTCGAGTGTAAGTGAAGGTCATTTGTCTGGAAGTTGTCTGAGTCAGCGCTATGCCCGCCAAGTGCGGTGAATACGTCTGCAACATATACTTTGCTGTTGTAATCCGGTAACGTTTTGATTGCTGTATTAGCCCTGTCTGTCGCGTTCTGTATTGCTTGGGTTCCGTCGCCACCTGTGTCATTAGACGTTGTTGGTATGGTGCATACAATTATATTTTGCACCCCTGCGGCATCGAGTCCGTCTATTATTGCTTTATATCCGTCTGTTGCAGTATCAAGGAAGTTTGTTGCATTGAATGAGTCGCCACTAGTAACGTCATTTGTGCCCATCTGACATACAACCAGAGTCGGCTTTAATGCGGTTATATTAGATAACGAATCCGAAAAGTTATTTCCCGCCCCGATCATTGAATATCCATCATCTACCCGAGCATTCAAGTTGCCAGCATAAATTCCTTTTTGCTGCAATACTTGTCTACACGCACCAGCAGCGATTATATCCGCTGATTCTGTTATCGTCGTATCGGAATAAGAATTAACGATTTCAAAAAGCGAGTCCGACCAGAACGCCACTCTTGCTAGTTTCGGATGAACCGGGAATGTTGGTCGTCTGTTGGAAATTTGCAGTTTTCTGAGATACCAGTTCTTGACCGCATAATTAATATTGCCGATATATGAACCGATATAAATACGGTTCCAGTAGTTAGTATGGGGCGTGTATGACTGAACACACCGAAGTTTTCCATTTATTGCCATCCATGTTTTTGATCCGGACCAGCCAATATTCACCGTGGAGAACCTTGACGTACCAAAACTGTGTAGATAGTTGGGTGCAGATGCACCTGTTGGTTCATCACCAAGAATCGAAGCATCGTACTGATGTGGCACAGATGTATCAATTGCTCCGTCAAAATTTGTCCATATTACTTTCCATGTGCCTGAACCAACATCGTCATTTGCTCCGATGACAGTGCCAAAATTACTTCCTGAATCCCGCATACATAAAACAGTCGGGTCGTTTGCTTGTGTTGTGTCATCCCCTACTGAATTAGCAGAAGGCACCCATGATGCAAGCAGCGAGGTTTCAACCTCGATTGATATTTGCCCCTCATTATCAAGGTCGGCGTATCCGGTCAATTCAGTGATAAGCCATCCAGCAGAACTGTCGCCACACTTCATGCCGAGTGTTGAATCAAATTCCGGTGTTGCGGTTGATTCTGCGCTCGATGTAGCGGAAATAGCCGACATTTCTGCTTCTGAGGTCATGTCAACCTGAAGCAGAATCGAATCATCAGTCACGCCATATGGCAGCCATCCGGCTTGAGAATATATGGTTTTCTGGGTCATTTATGCCACCGTATGAGATATTCTGGCATTAGAAGCAGTCGCGCCTTTTTGATTTACTCTGAGCTTGCGATACTTGCCCTTGATTTCCAGGCAAACACCAGAGGCAGCTTCATTAACTTGTGTAAATACACCTGTTGTTACTATGTTTCTGCCGACCACTGCGGCAATCCAGTTAGTACCGTCGATTGAGACATCAACATCAATGGTTCCAGCGGTGCATTCGATATAATGCGTGTTATACATGCTGACATCATTTGCCGTATAAACCACATCATTATCATTGGTGCCTGCTGATCCGGTTGTATCAACATAAAGCGTATTCGGCCAGTTGCCATAGTCCCATGTTGAAACTTCTGCAACCGTATTCGCCGCATAACCACCGCTGGAGTCTGTTACGCCTTCCGCGTGTCTTGGTATATATCCGCTCATTTTAAATCCTCATATTTTGTTAATTATTTAAACCGCGCCGACAGAGAAACGACACCCCCAGGTGATTTAAAAGTTGATTCAGGCGCCGAAAGGTCTATATATTCAATGATATCGCCTATCGTGAATTCATCATGCTCGCGCAATGCTTTGTAATCAATCATCCAGTTCGAGAATGGATCAAGCATGACCACAGATGCCCCCGGATTATTCTGTAGTAAATGAGCGAACGGGTGCGGTAACTGATCCATATTTGTATTTTTCATTTCCCTGGTGATTGGCATCAATACTTCAGGCGCGGCATTGAACGCCTGTATATATGCCTCCATTGTAGATTGATTAGTTTTCGCCTGTTCCCACGGCATGCCGTGTCCGCTCATGTCCTTAGTTGATGTATAAGATATTATCTCGCCGTTCTTCGTCTTTTCTTTTTTAACGATATTGATTCTGTTTTTACCGTTATTAAACCATGCCGGATCGGGCGCCGAATAAGTCCCCAAAATGTCGCCATTGCTTGCAACACACAGCAACAGGAAATAATCAAAATCACCGTCGCCCAGGTCGTAGGGCGGCGATGCAGAGACATACCTTGAATTGACGTATGCGGTAGCGCCGTTTACTGAGGCGAACGCTTTGGCGTGCGTGACATAAGTCAGGCTGTTATTGCCTGATATTACATCGATATAGCTATCCACGCCGGGCTGCACTGACCACTTCGTTTGTGCGCCTATTGTGTGCAAGCCGCCTGTTAAGTTTGTTATCCAGCCAAAACTACCAGCGCCGATTGATGCTGTTTGCTCCGATGTCAATGTATACAGCTCGGATTGATGCACCGCATTTGCTGCGATTTCCGTTGCAGTGATTGTGTCAGCTCGAATCGTTGCGGCCGTGACCGCCTCACTGCCGCCAGTCTGTTCCAGCGCCGCCGTTTGAATCGCTGGCGCGCCGCTCGACCCCTCCGTGATTGCAATCGGGTTATCGCGCATGCGCGTCATCAATGACTCAGTGACCGGCGAGTCGGTATCGATTTCACTATTAGTGATTGTTGTATAAGCTGTCATAATCTCAAGTTATTAAATAAGGATCGTCGCCGTTGCTCATTTTTTCCGTCGTCGTGTCCGCCATATAACCATAACGGTATGTATTCGCCAGGCTTTCCGTTGTGTAGTCGCCCAGCGTGTCAGGCCCAACCGTGAAATACTTCTGCGCTTCATAGCGAAAGCGCATTGCCTCAATTTTCACCGTTTCCGTTTTAACATTATGCAGCGCTGACAAAACCTGCATTTCTATGGTATCCGCTGCGCCGTATATATCCTGCATGTAGGTGGCCGTCATGTTGACGTGATCGCCGGGCAAAACCGTGTCGATGTCTTTCAGATCCAGTTCAACCGTGAATACTTCAGGCGAGTTTTTGAACCGGGATAGATAACGGCTGGCAATCTCGCCCGTGTTCGCAATCGGGTGCAGCCAGCGTGCGAATATCTTTTTGATTGATGCGGTTTGATAGGCGTCGTCAGATTCGCCGGTGGCATCGATGCGCACCTGTAAATTTTGATAATTTGGCACGTCCAGGTCAGCAGTCCAGTTGCGCACCCCTGAATAATATAACACCTGACTGACTCGGTCTTTTTCTTCGACTTTTTTACTGAATGTTCGACCGACATAGTTACGCCCGTCCAGTGCTTCCAGCGCTGAAAAATTCGGCGTTTGCGTTTGCCATTTTATTTCATTGTCCGTTGGCGACCACCACAAATCTGAATTTGTCTCGACACAAATCTCGCTCAACAAGTCGGCCACTGGCGTCGGCTCGCTGATAATGGTTTCCAGGTAATAACTCGCGGTCCATGTATTTGCCTCGGCTAACCAATCAGCAACCGGCACATAGCCCACGGGTACATTCGCATAGTTCAACAACAAGTCACTTAATACGCTGTTGACTGTATACGTGCTTGTGCCGTCGGCCTCATAGCAAAGCTGAACTGTGTCATCCTGTTCGTGGTCGTCGGCCTCGGTGCCGCCATAGCCACGGCTGGAAATTGTGAACACATCACCGCTGCGCGATGTGATCGAGATTAACTCATCATTAATCCGTAACGTATGCGCGCCGCTGGGATAGTCTGCGCCGTCGCCGGTGTTGAGTGAAAATGTGCTGGTCGTGGCCGCCGCCAGCGCCGCCGATAGCGTGCCCGTGCTCGGTGCCGGGCATTGGGCCTTGAGCGCTTCGGTTAATAATAACGGATCTTTCGCCGTGATCTTAACCTTGCCGTTGGCGTCCGGTCCTTCGATGTTATCCAGAATATAATAACTTTGCCGTAGATCGCTGGCCGTGCGGCCGCCGCCATAAAAACCGTGTTTTAATATTAGTGAGCGGTTTAAATAGTGTTTATTGCGCGCTAATAATTTGCCCCAAAACGTGCCGTTTGTGTATGGGTTATACGTGCGCGTTGATACATAGGGATCGATGTTTATATCGTGGTGCGCAAAATCAAAACAGGTCAGCGTGACCCGGCCCCGGTGACCGATGCCCTTACCCGGCGTGATTTTCTCGGGCGCTACATTAATGCTATGAATACACGGGATATAGACTTTGCCCGGCGTCGCAACTTCAGCCTCGACTATATCCGACTTGTTATCTGTCAACACGATTTCAAGCGTATCCGAACCGTCGTAATTATCGCGGTCCTGGCAAGTCTCAAATGTATTAAAACACTCGCCCCCGGTCGCTGCGCTCGCATTGCATGGCGTCGAGCCGAATGTATTAGCGCACTTGTCGAGCACAAGCGTGCATGTCATAACGGGCCGGCGGCCAGCGTCTTGTGAATCGGCGGCATAACTCATGTCGTCGACACCCCGTTCCACAATAAGGCCCTGACTTTCATGTCAATGGATAAATGGCACAAACTCGAATAGACCGGCTCGGGCGCCATATCATCCAGCCAGCAAAAAACCGAATCGCCGGGATAGCTTTCATAATTCCAGCAAAACATAAACGGCCACTTCACCGCATGATCTAAAAAGCCCTTGTAATCGGCGTACAGTTCAGCGGTCGTTATTGCATTCTGCTTGATGTTGAGTGTACGCGATACTTTTGAAACGCTCCGCCCCAATAATAGATTCTGTTCGGTTACGCTGTTTTTAGCTATGTACTGTTCAAACATCGGCGGCTTAAATCCGGTGTTGAGCGGTTTTAATTTTAAGGCTTGTCCGATTGCTGCGTGATATATCTGGTCGTCAGTGCTAGGGCTTGTTATTGATATCTGGAAACCTGTATCTGAAATGGCTGGGTCGACAATGCGGAAAATAGGCTTATCATCTGACGGTGTATATGCGTCGACTGTTGACCAGGCGCCCGAATTATAACGCAATAAAGAAACTGTTGCGCCGTTGGTTCCGAGGTTATGTCCGAATATCGACCACGCATTAATAGTTTCTGAGCCCGCTAATACGGTCCTGATATATGGTCCTCCTGTGCTTACACCGTGCACCCATCTGTCATACAACAAATTGTCATGAGCAAATGGCCCGCTGTTGTCGACCTCGTCCGAATAAGTGACCGTCGCGCCGGTTGCATTGAAAACATTATCGTATAGAACGTAAGCGGTCATTCTGCAATCACCCTGACATCGAGCCCGGCACCGTCGCGCAGCGCTTCGCTCAAATCTTCTTCGATAAACTGGCGCACGCTCTCGCTGTCGGCAATACCTGGATTGAACGTGATATTGACTACGTTATCCGCTGGCGCCGTGGTCAATCCGCTGTCAACGACGGGCGCTGTGTCAACAGGTATATCGTTAATTGTCCCCGTGCTGCCCGCCAGACTCGGCGTGGTGCCAGCGCCGCCGCCTTCGTAGCTGGTGTTTTTGATTGCACTCACTTGTGCGAACGCGGCGGCCGCGTGCAATGCAGCCAGGCCGACGTTGATCGGGTAAGGATAGGCCGCCAGTGTTTTCGCTATGCCCTCATGCGCGCCAATGATCGCGTTGGCAATGCCGGCGACCTTGTTAATTTCAAACATCGCCTTGTTATTTTGCGCCACGCCGGCGGTCAGTGCGGCGACTTCGCCGAGCACGGTCTTGGTGCGCTGGCGTGCGTTTTGCTCATCGAACTTGCGCCGTTGCAATATACCCTGCGCCTCGATGTTGCCGAGCCGGGCCTGATGTTCAAGCATGGCCTGTTCGAGCCGTTCATACTCGGCTTGCTTCAACTGTAGATTAAAATCACTGCCGGCCGTGGTGTTTTCATCAATGATCTGTATACGCCGCGCATAGCTGGCCCGCAGCATTTCTTCTTCTGTATACAGGGATTCTAAATACTTCTGCAGTTCTTCTTCACGCTTCGCCATCTGCGGCGAACCGGCGCCGCCGACCTCACCGGTTACGGCCGTCTTCTGCAGCAGGCGCACTTTGTCGCGCTCGGCCTGCTCGATGTCGAGCTGTTCGAGCTGTTTCTTTATCTCGACGTTGCGCTGCTCGATCGTGTTGATTTGATTGGCGAGATTAATTTTTGCCTGATAGCGGCGCGTGGTTTCTTTCTGCAGCTCCAGCTCGTTAATCTGTGTTGCGTTTTTCAACTGCTCGGCTTTCAGCTCAGCCGCAGATAACTCGCCGACGCGCAGTGTCAACAGGCCCAGATCGGCCGCCGCGCGCCGCGTGTTGTTGATAAACTCGACCAGGTTATTCGCTGCCGAGACAATCGCCGGGCCAAAATTGGAAAGCAGGGTATTGCCCACGCCTGACAATGCCGCGCCGACCTCGGCAAACGCATCTTGCACGTCGGCGCCTTTTTGCGCCAGGTCGTCATCGATAACCGCACCCAGCTGGCGCGCGCGTTCGCTCAGTTCTGAAAATTCGCCGCCGGTCTCCTTGACCGTTCTCAGTAGGCGCACGCCTTCGGAATCAAACAGCTTGAATGCAAGTCGTACCTGATCGGATTCAGACGCCACATTGTTAAGCTGTTGCGCCAGCACTTCAAACTGTGCGCCCGGATCCAATTGATTCAGGCGTTCGGCATCGATGCCCAGCTCCTTCAATGCGTCCTGCGCTTCGCCGGTGCCCTGCGCGGCCTCGGCCACGCGCCGCGTCGAGCGCTGCAGCGCTTGTGCGAACGTGTCGAACGCAACACCGGTTTGCCCGGCAATGAATTGATATTCGGATAACGCCTTCGTGCTGATGCCGAGCTGTGTCGACAGCTTGTCGATTTTGTCGGCCGCGTCCGCGGCGCGCACGCCCAGCGTGACCAGGCCGGCGGCGGCGGTGGCGGCAACGGTCGCAAGTACGGTGGCGCCGTTCTTCGCCGCGCTTTTGAGGCGTTTCTCAACATCCTCGACGGCCTTTTTAGATTTGTCCTCAGCCGTAATTTCGTAGGTTATACGTGGCTTTGCCATGTTATCGCCTGCGCTTTATCTCCGCGTTGCGTTTATTCATCCACACCACCCAGCCTCGGTATATATCGATCGGCAAATCCAGCACTTGAGTTATATCAAGTATCTTTAGCTCATAAGCCAAGTCGTACACTTGCAATATCTCGCCGTCCTCTAGGACTTTTTTTCAGTGTCCTCGAAGCTCTCGCCGTCATGTTTCTGCATTTGCGCCACTGCCTCGGTGATAATATTCGCATCAGCATAGCGCAAAAACTCGTCAAACTCGCTCGGCTGTACCAGTGGGCGCCCTTCCAGATCCTTCGCTCGCACCTGGAAATGTCGTGCAATACGCGAAAATGTATCGCTCTCGGCCTCAATCTGCCGAATCTGACCCAGCGTCAACGGCTTTGCATGAATCGTCGGCAAACCGTCGACGTTGACAATGGTCGGCGTCATGTCCGCAAAGCGGCGTTTTAAGTCCTCGGTCAATGACATATTACGGCACGCTGGTTGTAGTCATGTCGCCGTTGATCTTGATCGACAGGTTCAGCGATACCAGGCCGTCGTTACTGCCGCCGCGCTCGACTGACAATACCGTGCCGCCGCCGGTGGTGGTGGCAAAGTATTCATTGCCCGAGCCCGAGCCGGCCGGGTAAATTTCCAGGTCCACGACATTGCCCACGGTCAAATCAGATTGATTGCCGTCACTCGGCGCATAGAATCCGGTAATCGATAGCGTGCGGCTGTTCGCGCCGGCCACGGCCGCCTTCGTGCACGTCCCGATCTCGCTGCTGTCGATTTCCTCGGCTTCTTCGCTCAAGGTCCATTCCTGAATCCCGCCGACCACTGCAACCGCGCCGGTCGCGGCCAGGTCTTTTGTTTTGATTTTGCCAAAACAACCGCGTATAGCTGTGCTCATATTTTTACCCTCTAATATTTAACGTCTGGCGCGCCTTCCTGCGCATGATAATAAATGTTAAAAATGATCTGTATTTTGCCGAGCGGTTCGTTACCCTCGACATCAAGCTCGATGATCTGCTCACCCAGCTCGATATAATCGTTGCACAATGCGCCGAGCGCGCTGTCACTGTATACCGCTGTTTCGACCTCGCTGGCGATGTCGTCGAGCGTGTCGAGCAGGTCGGTAAACTGTTTTACATAACCCTCGACAATGATCTCGACTTGCCACAATGGCGCCTGCTGCAGCTGTCCCGCTTCATAATCCGGCGTTGATTGCCGCGCCCACACGGCCAGCGTTGGCGACATGTTGTCGGCCAGGTTATAAACCGGCGCCGACTTGACCCGGGTCGATGTCGTGGTCAGTCCCGTGACCGCCGTTACAACCGCCTTGCGTATCTGTTCGCGATAGTGCGCCACTACTGCTCCCTCAGAATCAGCAGGGTTTCACCATCATCATTGGGCTGGTGCTCAACAATGACATAATTTGTGCTGTTCCTGACGATGACCTCGTCAACCGCGGGCGCATCGCTCGTTCTGCACCAGCAGGCCGGCGCCGTGCCCGACACACGTACATACCCGTCCGCGTCGAGTTCCTGATATTCTTCTTCCCATATGCCGACGAAATTGGTCCCCGCTGGATAACTGATCGTTTCTGCGAATCCGGTGTTGTTCGAATAGAACACATAGTCTCCGGTCACATCTGAATCTATGCTATCCAGCAGGGTCGTCATGGTTTAGAAAATTACGTTCGGGGCAAGAATGACCGTCACTGACGTTGCACCAGTTACAGCGGCAGCTGATGCAAAGCCGACAAACTTGTCGCCGGTTGCGGTGTTGTTGATCTTGCCCGTTGACGAAACATAGACCGCATCGCCCTGGGTGAACCCGGTATCTGCCGCCGCTGTTTTCGTCAATGAGTATTCACCCACTACTGCAACCGGGACCACCGTCCCGGTCGTAACCGTATTCAGCGCAACACCGACTACATTGGTAAATTGCACCAGAGTACCTTCGGTGACATTACCCGTTGCAGTGTAGTTGATGCTGGCGCCTTCGCCTAAATAGCCGTTTGACATTTCTTTATACCTCGTTAGTTAATGATTAAGCGCCAGCGTTGCGGACCAGGCCCTTGTAACCCAGCGGCGCAACACCCACTTCGAGCCTGACCTTGTACTCGGTGCCGTCAACCGTCCAGCCTTCGCGGCTTTCCAGCATCGGCATTTGATTGCCATTGAGAAAGGCGACTTCGATGGTATCGTACAGACTCGGATCGGCTGATCCGTAATAGATCACCGAGCTGGCCGCATCGAGACGCGGATCGGCGATGACTTCGAATGTACCCGAGAACGGATTCGGCCGTGTACCACCACCACCAGACTCAGCAGTTTTCTGGTCAGGATCGACTGTTGATGTCGCCAGGATGCGGGCAGTCATCTCCAGGGCAACAGGTACAATCAGTCGAGTCAGGCGGATGTTCTGCCCGTGTGCGGCGCTATTCAACCCACTTTGCAGCGCCATAAGTTTACGCATGGCGTCCAGCTGTGCGATTGAGGGCGCTGCGCCACTGGTGATTATATTCGATCTTGTGGCGTCGAATATCGCGGTGCCGTCGCGCAGTGTGCTCGGTGTGGTCAGTACAGCATACACCAGGTCGCCGATTTTGCGGTCAGCTGCGCGGCCCATTTCAGCGGGCAGGCGAGTCAATGCGTTAAGGTCATCATTGATCAGCATTTCGCGCGTTAGTGCATACAGCTTGCCGTATTTGGCGGCGGTGATGTATTCGCGGTTGTCGGTCATATCACCGTGCTTGTACTCACCGTTTTCTTTCACGGTTGCCAGATCAGTGAACTCTGATAATTCAACACGGGATTCCTGGCGGAAGCTGCTCACAGAACCGATGCGTACTATTGAACGCCAAGTCTCATCAGATTCCTGAAAGCCCTGCATCAGTGACTTGTTCGAAATACTTTCGACCAGGCCGGCAAAGTTGCTGGTTCCCTGGCCGACAAAGCCGTGGCGCTTGCTGTCAGGCAGTGCCTGCGGATTGAGCGCATAGCCGACTACGTCATAAGCCGACATGCCGCGTGTGTCCGCGCCCGCATCATTGAGGCATGCGCGGGCAATTTCTGACAATGACCAGCCGCCGTATGGATTTTCATGAAGTTCGCGGTGTGCTTCTGCGGCCTTTTCTTTGTCATACAGACCTGCGCGAAATTCGGTGGCCTTGAACATCGCCTCGCGTGTTTTTTCGCTTTGGTCCGCACCACCTTCGACGCGATGGGTGCGCTGCTGCGTGTCACTGGACTTTGAGTCAGTAATCGGTCGCGCCTGTTCAGGATCGCGGCCCACCATCGACAACAGGGCATCGCGCGCCTGGTCAACAGTCGAACCATTATCGATCAGGGTTTTACGCAGTCCGTCGTAGCTTGTACCACGGAAGCCCGGAGCATCGAACAGGGCATCGATGGCCGCGACACGTTCGCGTTCGACCCTTGCCCCTTGCTGCAATCCGGCTTTGAGGCCTGATTCAAATTCGACAACGACATCGCCGCCGCCGCGTTTTTCTTCGCCATTCGGCGTGTTGTCGTTTTCTTTCGACATTGGTTTTTCCTCTTTTGCTGGTTGATTGCGACCAATCCCAACGGACGGGTCGGCGGGTACGGATACTACTGACGCCTCTTGTGGTGTGAAGCGTGTCACGGTGCGCGTGATGCGACCGGCGTCATCTTCGGACTCTCGGTAATCATCGACGCTGTAGCGAATCGAGATATCTGTCAGCGTGCCTTCGTCAACCTGTGACTGACGCAGCTTGCCGGCGTCAGTTTTAGAAAACACCAGGTTGCCCACGAGTTTTTTATCGCTGCGAACAGAAATGTCGTTTACGCGCCCGATAGGCTCGTCAGGGTTGTGATTGAACAGCATGACAAGGCCGTTTTTTGCCCGTTCCATATTGATCGCAGTATCAGAATGTTCTAATACTTCGGTGTAACCCCATCGCTCGACCGGGTATTCACTCGATAAACTGGCCTGATATAAGTTGATGCCGTGATCTGCCTTGCGCTCGATGGTTAGCGTGCGTTCAAAGGTTTCTGTATCCTGTTTTCGTTTCATGCGGCCTCGGCCTCATCGTCGTTTTGTGCTTCTGTGTCGTCGGTTTCCTGCACCATGTCGCTGGCCTGCTCAATAGCCGAGGCGAACAATTCATTTTCGTTTTCCTGTTCCATTTCTTCGATCACCTTCCGCGGATCGCGGCCACGCTGGCGCATGATCTCTGAGCGGCTTTCGAGCTTGGCGTCAACCAGCTCTCGCCAGGCTTTAGCCTCTTTCTGCGGATCGATCCACGGCAGCGCCGGTGCGCGGAAGTCGCAACGGAACAACGAGTCAGGATCGATGCCCTGCAGGTCAACACGCCCGGAAAGTACCTGGGCACGCACGAAATCACGCCACACCGGCCGGTAGAAACGACGCACCAGATAAGAAAAATGCACGCGATAAGCCACAGCGCCCTCGACAAGTTCCTGCCGCTGCGCTGAATAGGTGCCGTTGTAGTCCTTGGCGATTGCGCTGTATCGCGTCCCGGTGCCACCTGCGACCGCGCGCACCATAGCCGCGCGGAAGTCGGCCAGGCCGTTGTTCGGACGGTTGCTCTGTATGGTTTTTACGTCCTCGCCCGGTAGCAGCTCGAACCCCATGCCGGCAGACATCGAGAACTCACGATTGCCTGCGGTGTTGACTGTGGTCGGCCCGGCGCCGAATTCTGAACTTTTAGTGATCGCAAATGTGAAATCCGCAGCCACCTTTGCCGCTATCCTTTCGCTCTCCTCGTAATCTTTCAGGTCGCGCAAGCGATTAATCACGGCATGAACGATGGGCACTCCACGGGCCTGATTAATCCTTCGCGTGAACTTGATGTGATGCACGCCGGAAGCCGAGACTCTGCGTAAATCTTTATAGTTCGCCACATTCATGGCGTTGACGGTGTCGCCCGGGTGCGCCTTGTAGAAATAATAATAGCTTGGCGCGCCCCACTGATTGCGCTCGATGCCGTGCACCATGCGACCGTCGAGACTGCTATCGAACGGGCAATAATCGGCCTCGGTCAGTTCCAGGGCAAAGCGTGTGCGGGTGCGATAACGGAACCGCTCAGAAAAAACAGGACGCACGAATATCTCGCCGTCCCTGAATAGATGCCGGGCCACCTGGCGCTCGACTTGCTCGAATCCGAACTCGCCCGTAACCTCGGGATAATCGCCCCACTCGACAAACTCATCGAACAGTCTGCGATTGACATCATCAGCCAGCTGGCCGTTAGGCTTGCGCACCATCGGCGTAACCGAGGCGCCGGAACCGATGACGTTATTGAGCAGGTCATCGAACAGCGATACCACGATATCATGATTTTCTTCGAGATGCCGGGCCAGCTGCCTGAGCTTGGTGCCGGCGGTGTTCATCACCGAGTCGCCGCTGGCCTGATTCGAAACAACAGGTCTGAACTGGTTGTCGGATGCGGCCTCGTACAGCCGCTGTAATTCCTTGTCCTGTCGTGCGAGGCGCTGCAGTTCGCGGCCAATATACGAATTGGGCAACAATAGCTCGCTGGTGCCGCTTTGCTGGTAGGCGCTCAACTCCATAGCGGTGTAATCACCCCGGCATTGTTGGCGCCCGATGCCGTGGCAAGCAGTTGCCGTTCGTGGCGTAGGTATCTGTTGAGCTGATGCTGCAGGACCCCGAGACTTTGGCGTGTTACTTGCTTGTCACCTTTGCCATAGGACAGCGCGTGCTCGGCCGCCTCGATATCGATGCGGATTTGGGTGACTTTCGCCTGTACTTCTGCAAGTGTCAGTGTAGACGCCATAAACTCAGATTATTAATAACCCGTGAGCTCGCGGGTTTTCAATAAACTAAGTTTATGACGATTAAAAGAGTGATTTGCGTTTATATTGCGTGGTGGTTGTTGAATGTGTAACGGGTGTTACACTTTCGCGCGGTGTTTCGTCGGTGATCTCTAGTAACTTGTGAATATTCAGTGAATGCGCGGCTGCAGTGGCGCCGACTTCACAGTCAAGATAGTGATTGTCTTTCGACTTGCGAACCCATACAGGGCGGCCTGATGCCTTGACGATGTATTCCTCCGCCACGATCTGCCTGCAGTAATCTTCTGAAACGGTGCTATAAAGGTGCCAGCCGCCTGGCTGATCATCCGGCCATGACACGCGCCCGTGTATCCAATGCTTGAAATAATCCGTGTTGATGTGACAAAGCCGAATCCCGTTTTTTACGATCTTGCCGCCGCCCGGTGTGTAGTCCATATCCGAGAACTTCAACGGTCTGTCCTGGGTGTCGTGGCCCTTGGTCGGAAACGCAATGCCCGGGAACCGGCGGCAGAATGTGTATACGGCATGGTCGGGCCGGCGGTGGGTGTCACCTGGCCGATATCCCGAATCCACAAAGGCCCGATTTATGACCTGGTCCTGGACTTTGCGCTGCAATACGGACCCGAGCGATATCCAAACATTGTCGTACTCGGTTTCACCGGTCAGAAAATCGGCGTCCATTAACCAAGACTCACCATTAGCACCCCAGCCGCGAATCATGTAATAAATACCGTATTTCTGCACGTCTGCGCCCAGCGTGATTAACTGAACCTGCCTCGATGGTATCGTCAAAGGCGGATATTCAAGCCTGCAGGCGCTGACCTCCTCCCACTCGGGCGCATCGCCCTTGATGCGGAACAGTTCGCCGCCCCATGTGTTGACCGCCGTCTGTATGCGCTCGTTTTCGCCCGACTTGTAGGCGTTTATCATGGTTTTGGCGATATCAAAGAAACTTGCCCAGGGTGATGCAAGGCCGGATATCCAGAACGACGCAGTCGAGGAATTGCCGCGATCATCGCTCACATAGTGCTCTAAGACTTTCAGCCTGCCGACCGGCACCGGCTCCCGGTCGTTTAATCTACGATGCTGTATGTACATGCCGCCGGCGTTCAGCGCCTGCTTGTCCCGTGTCTCGTGTGCACCGCCACAATGCGGGCACGCAACCAGGGCGGTCGCTGCAGAGTCATCGATCGTGCGCCCGTCCTGCCATGACAGCAGCGACAGCTGCGGCACAAATGCCTGTTTGCAGTGCTTGCAGTGCCAGGCCCAAAACATCAAGGTTCCCGAGTCCAGTAAATCCCATACTGGCGACATGCCCTCGGTAGTCGGCGTGCTGAATACGCCGAGCTTTGAATTTGGATAGTTCTTGAGGCGTGCGCGAGTTAACTCGACCGGATCGCCCTCGCCACCGACATCATTAATCATGCGGTCGCGCTCATCGACCAGGGCCAGCCCTGCGGGGTGCGATGCCAGCTCAGTTGCCGATCCCGACCAGGCAAAGCCGAGGCGCACGCCGGCGATCCACTTCTCGAACGTGCCATAGCGCTGCCCTTTCTCGGTTTTCTCCCACAGCGATGCGGTCGAGCGCAGCATCTTGTCAACGCGGTCTTTGCTTATCGATTTAACCTGTTTTTCGGTGGGTCCCACATATAACGCCGGGACATAGGGGCCATCGTCCATTCTGTGACCGATGATATTGAACATCGATTCGGTTTTTGCCATCTGCGCGCCGCATACGACATAAACCTCGGAAACAGTCGGATCATCAAAAGCGGCGTATATGTCACGCCAAAAGGGGATGCGGTCAGTGCGCCACGGCCCTGGTTCCGGGCTTTCTTTTGGCAGTATTCTGCTTTCGTCCGCCCACTCGCCGGCGTTTCTTGACCGGGGCGGCTGCAATATCGCCGCCGCCGTCGTATTCATACGCGAGGCCGACAAATTCTGCTGCTGTTGATTCTCTGATGGCTCGACATTCATTAAAAATCACCCTTTGTATTTCACCCGGATCGTCCATGCCGGCAACAACAGACGCCAGTCGGGCGCCCAGGCCGTCAAGCTGCGAGGCGTACGTTGTCGCCGCCTTGTTGTACACGGTGCCGACGAACTCGGCCTCTAACAGCTCGCTGCGCTTCTTCTTGTTTTCCAGCTCGACGCGCTGGCGCTGCGCCCTCACAAGTTTCAGCTTTTCTTCGGCAATATCACCATTCTCGCCGCCATCTGCAGCCAGCTTTAATCTGTTCGAGTACCAGTTAAAGCAATCTAAAAGTTCGTATGTGCCGCGGCCAGCCTTCGGCATGCCATGCTCGCTGACGTACTTCATAATCATGTCACGGCTGACGCCGAACACTTCCATGAGCGCCGTTACGGTCACTTTTACCCCTTGCAGTGACGAAAGTCGTTTATCTGGTGTCACGGTATATGTATATTGAACATTTCAATTCAAAAAAAGAGGCGAAAACCGCGCGCCCTCCGACCA